GAAGCGACGGTCGATCCGTCGTCTGCGTCCGGGGTAACGGCCGGCGAGCCCTTGGCGGCAAGGAGGAGCGGGCGCCCGTCGAGCAGGTTGCCGACGTCCTCGATCAGCGTTGAGATCGGGAACGGCGGGAGCGCCCGCCTTGCCGCCTGACCGATGCTCGTCCGCTCGGCCACGCGCCCGTCGAGGCAGACGATCGCGCCTCGGTCGGTCGGCGACCGGATCAACCGGCCCGCCGCCTGCGCGAGCGCCGCCGCCATCTTCGGCAACGAGCGGGCGAGGAACGGCGACCCGCCCATCCGTTTCGCCGCGACGTTGCCGGCGGCTTCTTCGAGCGGGTCGCCCGGCGGGTCGAACGGCAGCTTCTCGATCACGACGCAGGACAAGCTCTCGCCCTGCACGTCGAGCCCCTCGAAGAACGAGCGTGTCGCGACGAGGATCGAGTGCGTGTCGTCGCGGAACCGGCGCGACAGAACGTCGCGCCCGGCCTCGCCTTGGACGAGCAGCGAGTAAGGCAGGCCGGCGCACCGGATCGCCTCGCTCGCCGCCTTCGCCCGCGCCCACGACGTACACAGGACGAGCGTCCGTCCCCTCGCCGCTCTGACCGCCTCGACGGCGCACCGGTCGGCCCAGCCGGACCAGAGCGGGTCTTTCGTGCTCGGCCCGACCGGCACGACGAGGACGCCCATCGAAGCCAAAGGCCACGGGCTCGGCAGAAGGAGGGTCGGCTCGGCGAACGTCGCCCCGAGCGCCGCCTCGGTCGGCCCCGCGTCCCCGCCGGGCGCGAGCGTGGCCGACGTGATCGAGCAGCGCGGGATCGACTTCTGGATCGCCTGAACCACCGCCCCGGCGTCCGCCGGCGCGCACGCGAGCGCGGCGCCGTCGTCCATGCTGCCGTCGATCTCAGCCCACGTCGCCCACTCGCCCGGAAGCGCGTTCGCGTCCGCAGCCGGCGGCCGACCGTCGAGCAGGGCGAGCGCCCGTTCGCGCAGTTGCCGTAGCTGGTCGATCGCGTGCTTCATGCGCTCGCGCTCGACGTCGTCCGACTGCCCGATCATCAGCGCCTCGATCGCACCCGCGGCCTGCCGGACGCCCTCGAAGTCGGCCTCGGTCGGCGCGCCCCTGACCGCGCCCGACCAGCCCGGCCGCAGCGGTCGCTTCTCGCCCGGTCGGCTGGCGCCCATCTTTTCGAGGTAGGTACGCGCGGCCCTGACCGTCGCGCGGAACGGCTCGGCGACGAGGCGCTGCGCGTCCGCCTTCGGCATGACCTCCGACGCGAACCGGGCCGCCCTCGCCGCCGCCCCGCGGTTGATCCGCCGCTCACCCGCCCCGCGGCAGGCGTCCTCGAAGGCGTGCCCCTCGTCAACCACGAGCAGCGAGGTCGGGCCGAGCGCCGGGTAGCCGCGCGAGAGGAACGCGTGGTTCAGGACTACGATCTCGGCCGCCGCAGCCGCCGCCTTCGCCATTTCGGCCGGGCACGGGGCGAACCCCTCCTTCGGCTCGTGGTGCGGGCACCCCTTCGCCGCGCAGCCGTCGGTGTCGGTCGAGCACCTCCCCCACGCGATCGGCGTGACCGCAAACGGCGCGTGGTCCTTGTGCGCGTTCGACGGGTCGTCGAGCCCGTCGTACCAGTCGGCGATCTTGTCGATCTCAACCCGCGTCTCGGCGGTCGTGAACGCCCCGCCGAACGTCAGCCGCGCCTCGTTCAGCCGGAGCGGGCAGACGTAGTTCGACCGGCCGACGACGGTAGCGACCGACGTGCTCACACCGAGGATCGAGGCGGCGAGCGCGGCGTCCTTGTTCGTGATCTGGTTCTGCAGGGCGATGTTCGCCGTCGAGATCGCAAGGCGCCACGGCCGCTTGTCGGTCTTGTCCCAACGCGACCGAGCCCGGCGGGTCGCGAGCAGGCCGGGGATCAAGTAGGCGAGCGACTTCCCGAGCCCCGTCGGCGCCTCGCCCATGCGCCAGCCGCCGCCGTTCGCGACGCCCGCGACGCACCGGGCGATCATCGCGGCGAGCGCAGGCTGACCCTCGCGCGCCGGGAACCCGGCCTGCTCCATCGGGCCGCCGGGCGCGAACACGTCCGCGACGATGTCGGCGAGCGGCTCGTTCGTCTCCTCGGCCCGCCGAAGCAGGCCCGCGGTCCACGGCCGCTCCGAGTTCACAAGCTGCTTCGTCGCCATCACGCCCTCTACGGTCGGGTAACGGTCGGACGGCCTCTCGAAACTTTCTTCACGAATCCGCAAGAAACTTCTCGACGATAACCGATAGCCGGTTATGATTGAGGGGCGGGAAGGAACCCGCGAACAACCCCGGACGACAAGATGAACGCCTCGAACCTCACCGCCGCCCTCCTCGCCCTCGCCTCCGCCGAGCGCGCCGCCAAGGCCGCCAAGGCGAACGCCGTCGGCGCATCTCGCGCGGCCGACGCCGCATATACCGCAGCATTCGGCACGGACCTCGGCTCCCCCGAGCGCGCCGCCGCCGCCAAGGCCGCCGCCGCCATCGACGCCGCCTCCGCCCGCTGCAACGACGCCCGGTGGGGCGTCATCCTCGCCGAGCGCGCCGTCGCCGCCGCCGAAGCGGCGTAACGGCCGGACGGCCTAATCGGGCAGCCGCCGCGCGTTCTGCGCGGCGACCACGTCGCCCGGCGCGCGTAGCAGCCGCACCTTGCCGAGCCACTCGACGGCGATCGGCTTCGCTGCGACGTCCTCGCGCGCGGTCCGGGCCTGATGCGCCTTCCACGCGACGAGGTCGCCCGCCCGCATCGCCCCCTCCGGGATCGACTCGACGACCACGCCTGCCTTCAACGTCACCCGCTCGCGCGGGTCGCCGTCGGGCTTGGCGACGAACTGCAGGTCGCGGACGACGCGCCAGCGCACAGGCTACGCCGCCGCCTCGTCGCGAGCGAGGTCGAGCGCCCGCGTCACCACCCGGTCGTCGATCACGAACTCGCCGGCCGGGCCGAACCCGACGCCGTCCTCGGCGTAGAGGTTCCCGCAGGCCTCGACGAGCGCCGCCCACGTCGGCTCGAACCCGTCGGCCGCGCACCCAGCGACGTAGCCGGCGAGCACGTCCTCGATCGTCTGCCCGTCGGGCGCGACCACCGCGATCGTCTGCGCGACGTCGTTGCTCGTGACGTAGACCGCCGGCTCGTCGGCCGCCGTGTCGCGAACGCAGAGCATTTCGCCGCCGATACCGCTCGCGTCGGGAGTGACCGACTGCACCACGCCGCACACGTCGCGCCGCCCGCCGCCGGGAACGACGATCGAGCCGATCACGACCAGCCCGACGCCGGACGGGCCGGAGCCGGACCAGCCGCGCCCGATGGCGCTCCGTCGGCCCGCGACCGCCCCGGCGCCGGGGAACATGGTCTGCTGAGCGTCGACCACCTCGCAGTCGACCTCGGCGTCGAGGCTCCGCATCAGCCGGGCGGCGTCGACGAGGTCGAGCCCCCGGATGCGGTGCCGAACCGTCATGGTCACGAGCGGGCCGGCGACGCGGACGGTCACGCCACGCACCTCCGACTTCCGCGCGTTGACGATCAGCTTGCCGTTCGAGTCGGCGATGCTGATCCAACGGTCGCCGCGGTCGACCGCGTGCGCGAGCCGAGCGCGGGTCTGCGACCCGCTCGCCGACGAGGCGAGGGTCGCCGCGCCGGGAACCACCGCGTCGAGCCGGCCCATGTCGGCGGCGTCGTTCGGGTCGAGCATGTGAGCCACGTCGGCGTCGAACAGCAGGTCGTCGGGGCCTGCGCCGTCAGGGTCGCGCCGCACGCTGAGCTTCTGAAGGGAGCCGCGCGCCTGCGCGGGAGAGGTCGACAGGTCTGGAACGGGCAAGAGAACTCCTTGTGGCTAGCGAGGTAACGGGCGGGCGGCGTAGTTGGCGGAACGTCAGACCGGAATCCCGTCCGCGTCGAGCGTGACGTCGTCGCGCTCGTCCCGGTCGTGCCAAGACGGGACGGCCGGCTTCGGCGGCGCGACCTCGCCCGCCTCCTCGGCCGGCACCGTCCTACGGCGCCGGACAGGCCCCGTGCGGGCCTCGCCGTCGGCCCCGACGTCCACGGGCGCCCCCGGCGCGTTCGGCGGCGGCTTGCCCCCGAGGCGCGCGCCCATCGGCGTCTGCTCCCAGCCGTCGGCGTACCGGGTCGACTCGGGATCGAACGCGAGCCAGCAGGACGACCCAGCGAGCCCCCACTCGGCGCGCACCTTGTCGAAGTGCAGGCTCGTGCTCGGGAACGCCCGGCTCGGCGACGACGGGTTCCGCTCGACCACGATCACGGCCGCGGCCTCCTGCCGGATCGCACTCGCCCCTTTCAGGTCGCCCATCTGCACCCGGCGCTGCTGAGCGATGTTCTGGTTCGACGGGTGCGCGACCAGCCAGCACGCCCAACCCTCGGACGTCGCCGCCAGCGCGAGCCCCTTCACGACCCGCTCGATCTCGTTCACCTTGTCCTTCGCGTCCGGGTCGACGAAGTACCCGAGGTGATCGAGCAGGGCGAACTTCACGTCGAGCCGCCGCACCGCGTAGCGGACCGTCGCGAGGATGTCGTCGTAGTTCGTCTGCCCGTGGTGCCCGACGACGTAGAGCGGCAAGGCGTCGAGGGCCGCCCACGCGGCGGCACGCTCGGCCGGCGTCGCCCGGCTGAAGTCGCCTCCGATCTGAAGCCGGAGCAGCTTCTCGGCGAACATGACGGGCGACTGCTCGAACGCGGTCGTGAGCGACGGGACTCCGATCCGAGCCCGCTCCCATGCCTGCCAACAGGTGAACGTCGTCTTGCCCGAGCCGCTGTCCCCGGTGACGATCGTTAGCCCCGGCCGGTCGCCGCCGAGGCACCGGTCGACCTTCGCCGAGCCCGTGGCATACCCGACCATGCGCTCGGGGTCGGCGATCCGCGCTTCGATCTCAGCCGCGAACGACGACGGCCGGACGATCGAGAGCCCGGTCATCGGCTTCGCCATCCGGACCGCCCGCTCGACCACCTCGCGCGCGATCCCACGCTCCACGCACTCGCCGGGGTCCTTGTGCGGCAGGACCACCCGCGCGCACTTGTCCCGGCCCAGCTTGCCCGCGAGCGCGTCCGCCCCCTTCTCGCCCGCCGTGTCGGGGTCGTAGAGCAGGACCGCTTGCTCGTAGGGTTCGATCTCGTCGAGCCATGCGTCGTCCCACTTCGCGGCCCCGGCGGTGCCCGACACGACGTTGCTCGTCCAACCGTACTGGTGGAGCGCGAGCACGTCGAACTCGCCCTCGGTGACGTAGACCGAGTGCTTCGCGTTGCCGTCGAGCCGGTCGGCCCCGAACAGCGGCAAGGGGCGACGAGGGAGCGCGAGGTATTTCGGCTTGTCCGGCGTCTTGCCGGTCCCGGCGCACCGCTCGCAGCCCTTCGACTCGCACGCCGGGCACGGGCCGGGCACCGCGCGGAGCTTCACGTTCTGGACGCGCTTGTCCCGGTCGTAGATTGGGATCGCGGCCCACAGGTCGAGCACCTTCCCGCTCGCGTCGCGAACGACGACCGCCCCAACGCCGAACTCGCACAGCGTCTCCTCCGTGAGCCGCCGACGGTTGAGCAGGTACTCGCGGACCGGCGCCGCGCCGTCGTCGGCCCACAGCGTCGCCTCGATCTTCTCGACGATGTCCGGCCCCCACGGAAGCGCCCGGAACGCCGCGGACGCCCTGAGCTTGGTCGCCCGGTGCTCGGCGTCCTTGTGGTCCTCCGGCTGCGCGTCGTCGCCCTGCTCGTCGTCCTCGCTCGGCACCGACCGCTTCCGTCGGCCGCCGGCGTCGCCGCTCCCGGCACCTTCGATCGGGAGCACCCGGCCACGCCGGGCCGCAGGCGCCGCGCTCGGCTTCGCCGGCTCGCTGCCGAGGTCGACGCCCAACTCGGCGGCCAGCTTGCGGACCGCGTCGGGGAACGACACGCCCTCGCGCTTCTGGACCCACTCGAACACGCCGCCGCCCTCGCCACAGCCGAAACAATGGTAAAGGCCGGTCGACGGCGTGACGTGGAACGACGCAGACTTCTCGTTGTGGAACGGGCAGCAGCCGACGAGGTCGCGGCCCTCGCGTCGGAGGGTGACGGTCACCCCGATCATGGCGGCGAGGTCCGCGCGATCTCGGATCGCGTCGAGAACGTGCTTCGGGAACGACATCAGGAGCCCCCGAACAACCGGACCTGTCCCGCCGCCCTCGGTCGCATGTCCTCCCCGCGTATCTGCGCGAGCACCGGCCCGATGTAGTCCACCCCGTCCGCGTTCAGTTCGCACACGTCGTAGCCGCGCGCATCGGCCGGCGTCGTTCGCGCCAGCCACTCGCAGATCACAGCCTCGCGACAGGTGCCGCCGAACGGGACGAGCACGCGCTCACCGGGGCGGGTCGAGGCGCGGATCATGCGCTCGGCGAACAGCAGGGGCTTTTGGCATTGGTGGAGAGGCGAACCGTCAGCGAGACGAAGCCGTTCCGGGCCGGCAACGGGCAGTTCAGCCCAAACATTCGTGGTCGCCATTGGGGGGGCGAATGGCGCCCTGATCTGCTCCCACTCTGAACGATGTCGAGCCCATATGTCCGCGTGTTCGGCGCGAAGATCGCCAAGTTCTCGATCAAGACCGGGAAGAAGTCGCTGAAGTTGCGCGTATCGCTCCGGGCTCGGAAGGCACCACTGCGTCCACGAGAACCAGTGTCTCGCCATTCCGCGAACCCCGATCGCGTCGTCCACCTGCGCGTTCGTGAGCCCGGCGCGCTCTCGCGCTTCGTCGAGATACCGCCGAACGGGGTGCGCGTCTCCGCGCCGATTCCACAGATCAACCTCGCTGGGTTCCCGCTGGTAGAACCCAGCCACTTCCGTCACGTCGGGCCACCCGGTCAGCGCCTCGACGCCCTTCCCTGCAAGCGAGGCGATCCCCTTGTCCCACGTCACCAGCGCCCGAAACGTCCACCCCGCCGCCCGCATCACCGGGTCGAGCCGCGACCACCCCTCGGCGGTGTTCCACAGGTAGACCGACGCCGACGGGGCGAGCAGGGCGGACACGCGGGCGACGTGCGGCGCGTACCAGTCGGCGAGGTCGTCAATGCTCACGCGATCCCATGCCGCCTTTCCCATGCCGTAGGGGCCGTCCACGATCGCGAGGGTGTAGCCGGGGGCGAGGTCGGCTTCGAGCCAGTCGCCGACGTGGATCGTCCCGGCGCTCAGGGCGTGCTTCGTCATATTTCCTCGTTAGGTCGCCGGGCGGCGCGGGCGGCGTAGGTGGTCGGTCGGCGCGTAGCCGAGCGAGGCGTTGGGTCCAAGGTCGATCTCGTCGACGCCGGGGGAGCCCGTGGCCGCCGACAGGGTAACGGGCGGCGCGTCCACCCTCGTCGGTTTCGCCGCTTTTGCGAGATCGACTCGCCCGTGGAGCTTGTCGGCCCGCAGGATGCCGGCGAGCGACGTGACGCCCTTCGAGCGCAGGAACCGCGCCCGGTCGTCCTGCCCGAGCAGGACCCACTCGATCACCCGGATCGTCGCGGGACACCCGACCGCTTCGATCGCGGACAAGATCGGAGCGGCAAGGACGGGTGACAACTCGACGTCGGAGCCGGTCAGCGACCGCCAGCGCATGAACGCCGCGATCGCACGCACGTCGACGTCAGGCTCCATCGAGAACTCCGCGTAGGCTTGGAACTTCGACCGCCACAGTAGCGTGTCGACGTCGCCGCGCGCGCGCAGGAACGCGGCCCGCTCGTGCTTCGACTCGGCGACCCACTGGCCGACACGAACCACGGCCTCGGCGCCGTGCTCGGCAACGCGAGCCCTGAGACGATCGCGGCGCGCCCCGGTGAGAGCGCGCCGCCGATCTGCCGGGAGGAAGGCGCAGAGCGCCGACCAAATGGCGTTCTCGTCCATCGCCTAGAACGGAATCTCGCTGTCGTCGGCGCCGCCGCCGTCGAACGGCATCCCCGTGTCGTCGGCCTGACGCGCAGGACGCGCGCCGCCGCTGGACCCGGACCCACCGCCCGACCGCTTGCCCGCGGCCTTGTCGGCGGCCTCCTTCGCCTTCTTCTCGCCGGCTTCGATCAGGTCGTCGAAGTCGTCGCCCCACGCGCCGCCGTAGGGCTTGAAGTCGGTGATCTTCGCCTTCACGCCGGTCGTGCCGTCGTTCTTGGTGTAGCTCTCGCGGGCGACCGTCACGACGACCGCCACCGCCTCGCCGGCGTCGTTGAGCATGAGCCGCTTCTGCATCGCCTTGTGATCGCGCTCGTCGAACGGCGCCATGTTCTTGACCGCGCGGCACACCTTGGCGAGCCGCCAGCCCATGTTCGCCGACGTCATCACGTCGTCGAACAGGAGCGACCCCTTGTCGCCCTTCTCGCCGGGCGCCGCGACGCGGTCCTGCAAGATCACGAGGGTCGTCGGGAAATACGGGTTGCCGTTCTTGGTGGTCTGCTCGGTTGCCACGCGTACCCACGCGGCCACCTTGTCGCCTGCGGTCGGCGGCTCGAAGTTCTTGTCGGGGTGCTGGTTCGGGTCGAAAGCCATGTCGATATCTCCTGAGTTGGTTGGTTGGGTCTACTTGGCGGCCGTGGCTTCTTCGCCTGCCGCCCCGCGCTTCTTGCGGGCCGGCGTGGGCGCCGGTTCCGCTGCTTGGGTAACGGGCGCCGGCTTCGTTTCCGCCTCGGCCTGCTGGACGGCCGCCTGCTCGACCGCGACCACTTCGGGCGCGGCCTGCTGCTCGGCCTCGGGCGCCGGGTCGGCGTCCGACACCGCGAGCGCGGCGAGGTACTTCGCGTGCCAGATTTTCGGGTCGGGCGCCTCGACGGCGGCGAGGCCGGGAAAGGGCTTCACAACGAGCTTGCCCCCGGTCTGGAACAGGACGCGGTGCTCGATCTTCGTCTCCGTGCGCTGCGCCTCGCCCTCGCCGAGCGTGAGCTTGACCTCCTTCTTGAAGCAGTACCCGACGGCCGAGTAGAACTGCGCCACCTCGTTCGGCAACTTCTTGCCCTCGAAGGCGGGCACGATCGCCGTGATGTTCCCGTCGTCGTCCGTCTCGTTCTGCACGAGGGCGATGGCGATCACGTTCATCGGCAAGTCGCGGAAGGTGCGGAGGACGCGGCGGAACCGCTCGGTCCAGACGCCCCACTGCTGCTGCGTCATCTTGTGGAGCGCGAGCCGCTTCGGCTCCACGCCGTCGTCGATCAGGCACCGGTCGCGCCACACGCGCTGCAACTCGGTCAGGCTGTCAACCACGATCGTCTTGACGCCGGCCGCGGCGAGCGTGCCGTCCATCGCGTCGCGAATGAACTGCTCGACCACCTCCCACGCGTAGACCTTGCCGTATCGCTTCGGGTCGTAGGCGGTCACGACGACCGCGTGCCGGTTGCTCGCTCGGATCGAGGCGAGCCCGTTCGGTTCGAGCAGGAGGATCGCGACGCGCCCCTCCGGGCTCTCGCTCGTGCCGCCGGCCTTGGCCGCCGTGTAGCTCTTGCCGGAGCCGGACGGTCCGAACAGGAGCATCTTCGTGTGCGTGTCGATGTCGGTGACGGTGTCGTAGTTCAGAGCCATGATTCTTCTTTCTCCGAGGGTTGGGTAACGGGCGCCGCGTCGTTTCCGGCGGCGAGCGGAAGGTTCGGGTCGGTCCAGACGGGATCGACGCGGACAGGGAAAGCGCGCCGGGCGTCCGGCCCGTCGGCCGAGCACGGGCCGCGGTAGCTGCAGAACCCGCCCGGCTGGCGGCAGACCGGCTGACGCGGGAACAGCAGGGCGACGGAGCCGGCGTCGATCGCGTCGACCACGTTCCGGCGGTTCTCTGCGATCCGCTTCGCCATCGCGAACGTCTCGACGTGCCACGCGGCGAGGTCGATCGCCCCGATGCCGCCCGGCTCGCGGACGTACAGGCGCGGGTCCTTCTGCTCGCGGAGCGCGCAGATGTGGTCGGCGTACTTCTCCGAGGTCGGGTCCTCGCCGCGGGCAACGACCGCCGCCTCGAACCGCCACGAGGGCACGGTTCGGTTCATCGCGACCGAGAGCCCACCCTTGGCGAGCGTGTCCGGGTCGCGCTGCAACACCGACGACGCGACGTCGAACAGGAACCCGCGGACGCGCCCGCCGCCGAAGTGGTCGCGGACGTGGTCGAGCATCGCGCCGTAGCCGTAGGTCTGCGGGTCGACCGTGATCCCTCGGACGTAGCCGGTCGGGTCGCGCGACGACTTCCACTCGCCGACGAGCAGCGAGCCGTCGGTGCGCGAGCGGAACACGGCGTCGACCCGGCCGATCCAATACCACGGCCACCGCACCCGCCGGACGGTCGCCGACGGGTCGTCGGGCCGCGCGAACCGCCAGCCGCCCGGCACGAACGCGAGCGGCACCTCGGGGTTGTAGGGCTTCGTCGAGCCGGGCGACCGCACGGGGCAGGCAACCGCCAACTCGACGCCGACCACGTCGTAGCCGGGCAAGCCGACCCGACCATTCACGCGGAGCCAACCCTGCGCCGCACGCCGGAGGCGCTCGACCCGCTGCTCGATGGACTCGCCCGGCTCCTCCTCCTCGCCTTCCTCGCCGGCCGCAAGCTTCCCCGCGGCGGCCTCGGCGCGCCAGCGCGACTCGATGCGAAGCAGCGGCCCGTCACCGGGCGCGGAGCCGTCCGAGCCGCAACACGGGCACGGGGCGGACGGCGTCGCGACGATCGGCGACACGAGACAGAGCCCGCACGCTTCGAGGTAGCTGTCCTCGTAAGGCGTCGGAGTCGCGGTCGGCCCAGCCGACGGAGGCGGCGTCAGGGCCATCAGGAACCGGTGAACGTCCTCCATGACCTCGTGCCACGCGGTCCCGTAGGTCATGGCGTCGGACGGCGCGCCGCGCATCCCGAGCCCGTAGCCGTAGAGCCAGCGCCGGTCGCAACCGAGCGCACCGCGCTCCGACGTCGACACGAGCACGACGCGCGGGTCGGCGGGCAGGCCGAGGATCGGCACCCCCTCGTAGCGGTCGGCGTTGACGGAGTTCGGGCGCGGTCGCGCCACCGGGAAATCGGCTTGCATCTTGATAATCCTCGCTTCCGTCGCTCGGGTAACGGGTAGCCCGACGACCTACTCGACAGGCGCCTTTTTTTGGTCGATCGCCGGAGCGAGCCCCTCGTGCGGCCCCCACGACACCCAGCCGGGCCGAGCGGCGCGGGCGAAGAACTCGACGCGATAGCCGACCGACCTATCCTCGATCAGCCGGTAGGCGGCCTCCGGCTTCGCCGAGTGCCGGCCGCGCGCCGCAACGATCACCGTCGGGAGATCGCGCCGCCCCGAGAACACGGTCGGGTTTTTGCCGTTCCCGAACGTGGCGAACAACAGTAGCTCGTGCTTGCCCCTGAAGTATTGGCCGAGCCCCGGCCGGCCGTCCTTGACCCACGCGACGTTCGTCCGGTACGCGGCGCCGAGTTGCCCGAGCAGCCAGAGCGCGCCGGGCAGGTAGGTGTTCGTCGTCCACATCCAAACGTGCGCGTGCTCGGCCGGCGTCCAGAGCCCGGAGCCGAGGATCACGCCGGGCATGTCTCGGACCTTCATCAGCGGGTAGTGTCGATCTGCGCCGCGCTTCACCTTGCCGCCGCCCGACTCAGGCCACGGCGGATCGAGCAGGAGCGTCGTGAACCTCACAACGCCACCCCGAGCACGTCCTCGGCGTCGAGCCCCCGGAGCATGACGAGCGCGGCTGCGAGGTCGATGGACCGGCCCGGCTCGGCGTCGTACTCGCGGGCGTAGGCTGCGGCCCTCGCCCGCGCTTGGTGTTCGAGGCCTCCGTCCACGAGGTCGAACGCGATCGGCGCGAGCTTGTCCGTCCCCGGTCGCGTGAGCCGGCCGAGCCGTTGGAGCGCCCGGCCCTCGGCCCGTTGCGGCGCGGCCGTGACCAGCGCAGCGAGGTTCGGGACGTCGAGGCCCTCGTCCGCGAGTTGCGTCGCGACGAGGCAGTCGACCCGGCCCCTGCGGGCGTCGTTGATCCGACGCTTCCGGTGCCCCCGGTCGGTCTGCCCCGTGACCGCCTCGGCGGCGATCCCACGCTTCCGGAGTTGCGCTGCGATCCGTCCGGCGTGGTCGACCCGGTGGACGAGCACGAGCGTCGTGCGGCCGGACTCGACGCACGCGGCGGCGAGGTCGCAGATCACAGCGTCCCGCTTCGGGTCGGTCGAGAACCCGGCGACCGTCTTGTGCCATTCGAGCCGGCCCGTCCGGTCGCGCACGTCCTCGCCGGCCGTCCAGCCGGTGCGGACGAGCACCGCGCGCGGGAGCCGGAGGTGTCCCTCGGCAGCGAGTTCGCGCGGCGTCTTGCGGTAGAGTTCGGGGCCGACGTGGTAGCCGAGCAGGAACCCGAGCCCGTCGGCCCGGTCGGGCGTCGCGGTCAGTCCCCATCGGTAGCGGGCCGGGCACTTCGCCAACAGGTCGACGTACCCGGCGCACGGAGCCCGGTGGGCCTCGTCGACGAGCACCGCCCCGACGGAGCGGAGCAGGCCGAGCGCCTTCGGCCCGGCCGCCTGCACGGACTGGATCAACGCGGCGACGACCTCGCGCGGTCGCGCCGGGCGGAAGTCGCCCGAGTGCTCGTCGCCGATCAGCCGGGGCGGCGTGCCGCTCGCCCTGTAGATCGCATCGCGCCACTGGTCGAGCAGGTCGCCCGTGTGACAGAGGACGAGCGCAGCCTGTCCCGACCGAATCAGGGCGCGCGCGCCGACGAAGGTCTTGCCCGCGCCGCACGGGAGCACGACGTAGCCCTGAACCTGCCGGAGCAGTCGCTCCTCGGCCTCCAACTGGTAGAGGCGCGGCGCACCGCTCGCGGCGTCCGGGGCAAGGAAGGGCACGCCCTCGCGGAGCGGGACGAACGTTGTGCCGGGTTCGATCACGCCCTCGCGGCCGAGTTCGGCCAACTTGCGCCGGACCGTGTGGAACGCGCCGCGCGGGCAAACGAGCGAGCCCTTGTCGGTTCGGCACGCCCTGATCTTCGGGTCGATGTTGCCGACCCATGACCCGGCCTTCTCGCGCCGCACGAACTCAGGGTTCGGGTAGCTGAGCAGTTCCGACACGGCGCGCATTTCGTCCGGCCGCAGCCCGTGGACGACGACCTCGGCGCCGACGGTGATTCGGGTCGGCGTCACGCCTCCCCCTTGCCGCCCGGCCATCGGATCGGAACGACCTTCCCGGCGCCGGCCGGGACCGGCTCGGGCTCCTCCCACCCCTCGCCGGGCGCCGGCGCCTGCCCGACCGTGATCGGGTAGCCCGACCTGCGCCACTCGTAGATCGCCGCTTCGAGCGGTGGCACCGTCGACGACTCGACGTCCTCGTGGTCGGACTCGGGGTCGACACCGTATGTGCCTTCGAGCACCTCGTCGGCGTCGAGGTCGGCGAGCACTTCGAGCAGGTTCTCGGCGACTGGCGCGATCGTCCTCGCCTCGGCGAGTGCGGCGAGCGAGTCTGCGAGTGCGGCGACGATGCCATCCCGAAGCGCCTCCTCGTCCCCGGCGGCGTCGGCGACGAGGGTCGACGTGCAGTTCAGCCGGAGCCCCTCGTCGGCGACGGCCACGATCGCGATCGTGAACCGCCGACCCTGAGCGTGCGCGCACATCCCGATCGTGTCGAGCGCGACCACCAACTGTCGGTTCTCGACGGCGCGCAGTTCGAGCCGGCGGCGGAGCGAGACGATCTCGCGCCAGAGCACCTCCGGGTTCGCCTCGTCGTCGGCGATGTCGTCGTTCGGGTCGTCGAGCATGGATTCAGTTCCTCCGCGCCACGGTAACGGGCGACGGCGAAGATCGAGCAGCCCGACGATTCCAGATCGCCGACCGGTCGTCGGCCCGTTATAGAGTCGATCGACACCACCCGTCCAAAAAACGGGCGGGCGGCTCGGCTCTCACCCCGACCCGCCCGCAGACTCCAAACCGCACTACCGGCTCAGGAATCACATTGAAGGTATCCGCGACGCAGAGGCCCGTCAAGTTGAGCGCGCCCTCGGCCGCCGCGACGACCCTCGCCGGTGAAGTGCTCGGCCTCGCCCGGCCGCAGCAGGAGGCGGCTTGCGCGTTCCTCTACCAGCTTGGTCGCCGACCGGTCGACCACGACTGGAACCTCCGCGCCGGTGGCCGGCTCGCCATCCCGACCTGCATTCAGTTCGGGCGGTGCGGCGTCCATTCGCAGTACGCGTCGACCGTCGCGTTCGAGGCGCTCGGCCTCCGCGAGCGGTCGATCTCCACCGCCGCCCTCCGGGCGCTCGGCTTCGCCGTTCCAACTGGTCGCGAACGCTATCGGTGGGTCGTGTTCGCCAGTCCGGCCGAGCGGGCGACCTACGCCGAGGCGCACGCCCTGCTCGTGACGTTCGGCGTCGACGCGCCGCACCCGACCGAGGACGAGTCGCCCTTCGCCCCCTTCGCTCCCGACACCCTACCCGAGCCCGGAGGCCGGCCCGTCGCCGCCTGTTGCCCGTTTCACGCCGACTCCCGACCGTCGGCCTCCATCTACCCGGCGTCGCGGCTCGGCTACGGCGCCGGTGTCTGCCACGTCTGCCGAGGCCCGGACGGCGCCCCCCTCCGGTTCTGCTGGCGGCGAGCGCCGGACGGCACCGTCGGAGCGAGGGTCGCCCGCCGGCAGCGGGAAGAAGCGAACGACTGGAACACCGGAACGACCGGCCGAATCACGGGTCGATACAACGGAAGGCCCATGGGCCGGCCGTGGGCGCCCAGCGTTCGCAAGCTCCACGGGTCGACCGTCGGCGTCGGCCTCCGGGCGGTCGCCGGCCGGTCGGGCTCGTGGGTCACGCGGGCTGGTACGTCGACCCTCTCCGGCGGCGTGATCGAAGCAATCGTCCGGGCAGAGCGCACCGCCGATTGGGGCGGCGTCCGGCCCTGCGTAGTCGACGCCGAGTTCGAGACGGCGGCGAGGAGGGAGCGAGACGCCGGGCGCGGCCTGCCGCCCCGACCGGGCATCGCCGACGTTCGCGACCGGTTGATCCGCGTTCAGCCGCAGTTCCCGACGGCGACGATCACCCTTCGCTCCGGCGTCACCATCCCGAGCGGGTGGGCCGATTGCGGCGTCGCGAACATCCTGCTCGACCTCGACGGCCTTCGACTCGGCGGCTCTGCGACGGCCGACGAGTGGGCGGCGCGCGTGCTGGCGATCGTGGCGTCCGACCGGCGACTCTCTGGCCGGGCGACCGTCGTCCGAACCAGCGACGGCGGCGCGCAGGTCGTCGCCGAACTCGCGAGGCCGGTCGCCGGGCGACTGCCGGCCGAGTCGTGGTTCGCCGACCCGACCGTTCGCCGGTGGTACGCCGCACTCGGCGAGCGCCTCCTTGCCGCCGCGTGGGGGCTCGGGTGCGACGGAGGCGCCGTCGACTGGTCAGCCTTCTCGCCCGGACGACTCGCCCGCCGGCCCGGCTGGCGGGTCACGCGCGACGGCTCGACCTACCGGGCGCGGCTGCTCGCCGCCTGCAGCGAGCAGCGGGCCGCCGCCTAATCCTCGTCCTCCTCCTCCTCGTCGCCGAGGTCCTCGTCGAGCAGGTTGCCTTCGGCGTCGCGAACGCCGGCGGCGACGTCACGCGCGATGGCGGCTTCCTGCCGCGCGAACTCGGCGGCCCGGCGCGCACGCCGATCCGCTTCGGTGCGGTCGGCGTCGGCGATGCGCCGGGCGGCTTCTTCTGCTTCCCATTGTGCGAAGGGGTCGCCGCTCACGAGCGCGCCGCGCGGTTGGCGGCGACGAGGCGGGCCTCGGCCTCCTCGCGGCGAGCGAGTTCGGCGAGGGCCACCCGGCCCTGCGCGGTGACGAGGCTCGCGACGGCGCGGAGTTCGGCCGACGTTGCGCGGGAGGCTTCGGTCCATTCGGTGCGGTTCGTTCCCATCTTCTTCTCCTTGCGGGGCTGGTTCGCTCCCCGCCCACACTACATAGCCGGCTAACGGTTACGCGGTAGGGCGCCGGGTGAAGAAACCCGAAAAAAGATCGCACCGCCCCGGCCGGAGCCCGCGCCGTTAACCGGCCGGCGATGGCGAACTTCCAGCTTGATCCAGACGCCCTGCTCGACGCGGTCGCCACGAAGCTCGCGGAGGCGATCCTCGCGCGGCCGGGGTTCGGCGACCTGATCGTGAAGCGCGTCGACGAGGAGATCGTGAGGGCGGTCGACGCTCGGGTGGGAACGATGATCGACCGGCTGCTCGTCGAGCGCGCGTCGGAGACGTTCGCGGCGTGCGACGCGGCGGTCGAACTCGTGCGAACGGAGACGATGCGCGCGGCGAGGGAGCGGGTCGCCGAGAGCCTGCCGTCGAAGGACGACGTGCGGCGCGAGTCGCTCGCCGTGATCCGCGACGCCGTCATGCGCGCGTTCGCCCCAGCGGTCGAGAAGGCGGCCGGGCACGCCGCCAGCATCGCCGTCGCGTTCGACCCTGAGCCGGGCCTCCCGGTGCCGACGCCGACGCCGCGCCGCCCGGCCCGCGGACCGCCGGCGCCCGTGACGCCGCCGACTCCGAACTGCTACGGGCGCGAGAACGGCTGCAAGTGCTTCGGCTGCGACCCGCCGTTCTGACCGGCGCGCCCGCCCGTTACCCGAGCGGCGAGAGGTGCAGCGTGGGCGTTCCTTCATCCGGCGAGCCGCCGTCGTTCGAGCTTTCGGTGCTCATCGCAGTGATCGTCGCGTTCGCGATCTTCGTAGGCTCGGCAGTCGTGTTCTTCGCGCGCCTCGCGCTCAACTGGTAGCGAGCCACGCGGTCGCGGTCGGAAGCCAGTCGACCCACGCGCACCGGCGACCGAGCCGGTCGCAGTCGGCGACGGTCAGCGAGGCCTCGCCGCGGGCCGCGAGCCCGGCGGACCAGCGATGGTAGCGAGGCGCGAGCGCGGCCCACGGGAGCAGGTAGACGACCCGGCCGAGCAGCAGGAGCACGAACGCCCGCCCGCGCTGCGCCTCGTGCCGGTCGAACGCGGCGGCTTGGTGGCCGGGGAGGTCGGCGAGCGGCCAGCGGTCGGGGTCGATCGTCGACTTCGCGTCGAACAGGAGCGAGTGCCCGCCGGCCTGCGCGTGGAAGTCGGGCGCGCCCCGCTTGACGTAGATCGCCGGGAACACGCCCCTCGTCGCCTTGCCGACCGGCTGCATGGGCGCGGGGATGCGCGTGACCGCCGCCCGCCCGCCCGCGTTGTAGAGCGCGTGCATCGCTTCGAGCGCCTCCTCGAACGGCTTGCCGAGGTTCGCGGTCGACGAGAGCGGCTTCGTGGTCATGCGCGAGCGTAGCCCGTCGAAACTTTTTTCGGGAATCTTCGCTCCCGACCCTACCCGGTAACCGTTAGCCGGATATGTAGTTGGGGCGGGGAGAGAAACCAACCCCGCAAGGAGAACAAGATGAACCTCGAAGCCCGCATCCTCGCCTACGTCGCCAACAACCCCGGTCGCGGCGCCAACTGGACCACGCTCGGCACCGAATACTACGAGGGGTCGGCCGCTTACGCCGCCCTCCGCGCCGACGGTCGCCTCGTCGACGGGTTCGCGCTCTCGGCCACCGGAAAGAAGGTCAGGGCGGCCTTCGTCGCCAGCGACGTGGGCCTGTCGGGCCTCACCCGGAACGACCTCGACGCGATCGGCGCCGCCCGCCGGAAGGCGGCCCGGTAGCCGCCCCGGCGGGGCCGACCCCGCCGAAACTTTTTTCGAGAATCGTCACCCCGCTGCCTTTACGCTAACCGGCTATCGGTTACTATGATGGGGCGGGAACGAACCCGCAACGACCTGAACCGGAGAACAAGACCATGATCACCCCCTCGACCGTCACCGCGAACCTCTCGATCGGCCTCCTGACGTGGTGGGAGCTGAACGACACGAAGATCACGCCCGCCAACCTGCGCGACATCCTCGGCGACGAGGGCCTCGACCCGGCCGCCGTCCCCGACATCGATCAGGTTCAGGCGGTCCGCCGCGCCGCACGCGGCTGGACGCAGGGTCGCGGCAACGCGGACCGCTACCGCGCCGAGGTCGTCTACGACCTCGCGACGGCGACCGGCGGCCGGATCGAGGTCGGCGTCCTGCGCCGCGAGCGCGTCAGCGAGAACGAGGTGAAGTGGACGCAGGTCGACGTCGTCGCCTACGACGTCGACAGCGCCGGGAACATCGGCCGCGACCGCTGGGTCGGCAACGGGACCGCCGAGGCCGACTCGGTCGACGAGGACGTGCGGTCGGCGGCGGCCTTCCTCGATCACGAGTGGATTCGGCCGAACCTCGTCAGCGCCCGCCTCTCGGCGATGGGCGCCCTGCCGGTCCGTCGGTCCGGCGGCGTGGCCTTCGTGCCCCGCTGCTACGAGCCCGAACTGCGCCGGCTGCAGGCGGTCGTGCGTCGGATCGGGTCGAGCGAGTTCGAGGCGGCGGCGATCGACCCGAGCGACGCGACGACCCGCGCGACCATCGAGCGCCGGGCTGGCGACAACCTCGCCGACGCTCTCAACGACTTCGGCGCCCGGCTGGCCGAGTGGGAAGGGGCGACCCGCACGATCCCGAGCCACGCGGTCGCGTCGATCCTCGCCGACTTCGCCGAGATCAACGAGCGCGGCGAACTGTACGCGCTGGCCCTCGGCGTGACCCTCGACGGCCTGCGCGAGAAGCTCGACGCGGCGAAGGACCGGGCGCGCGCCCTGCTCGCGGGCGACGTCGGGGAGGCGGCGTGATCCCGGCGCTCTGCGCGGTCCTCGCGCTGGTTGAAGTGGCGCGGCTCGTGGTCGGCTTCCGGGCCGCCTCGGCGGCAAGGCGGGAGGCCCGGTTCGCCGAGGTCGTGGCCCGCGTGGCGGTGCGCTCGTGAACGCGGCCGACATCCCGATCAGCACGATCAGCGAGGCGCGCGAACTCGCCCGCCGCGGGAGCCCGTGGCGCGTCCGGCTCACCTTCGTCGGCGACAACCCGGCGAACCTGAGCGGCAAGAGCGCGAAGTGGTGGGAGGCGTCGTCGGTCGTCGGGTTCTCGGCGACCGTCCGGTGGGGCGTGATCGGCGGCAAGGGGCAGGCGCAGCCCGGCGTGCTCGACAGCGAGGCGCTCGACCGCGCGCACGAGAAGGCGCGGAAGGGCTACCGGCAGGACGCCGCCGCCCGGCTCCCGACCCGGCGGCCAGCGGCGACGTCGCTCGCCGCGCTCGTCGCCCTCGCGTCGTGGCGGCCGACCACGCTCGACCGGCTGGCGAACACGGCGGGCGAGGTCGGGCTCGTCAAGCTCGACCTGCCAGACGTCGCGGCCGACGTCCGGGGCGAGCCCGTGATCCCATACCTTGCTGCCGACGGGAGCCTGTGGGGCGTGATCCGCGAGGGCGACCGTTACCTCGTCGCCGTACTGAGGGCGGCGTGAACCCCGACGGAACCATGACCGAGGACGACCTGCTCGCGGAACTCGCGGACGGGCTCGGGATCACGCTCGACGAGGCGCGTCGGCTGTACGGCGGCGAGGTGTTCGCCGGCCGCGACGGGTCGGTGTCGATCCGCGACCGGGGCACGCTGTCGAACGGCGACCCGTTCGCCGTGGTGGACGTCGATCTCCGGCCGAACCCGGTCCGCGCCCGCCGCCCGTGAACCTTTTTTCTGGAATCTTCGCCCGCCGCCCTTTACGGTAACCGATAGACGGTTACTACATGGGGGCGGGAAGGAACCCGCGCCTCGAACCCGAACGGAGAACAACGACCATGACCGCGAACCTGAACACCACCGACCTCGCCACCGCGACCGCCAACCTCCAAGCCCTGATCCGCGACCTGCGCGGCGCCGTCGTCGAGCGCGACGCCGAGATCAAGTCGCTCGCCGCGGCGCTCGTCGCCGGGCAGCATGTACTTCTGCTCGGCCCTCCGGGCACCGGCAAGAGCTACCTGACCGGCCTGTTCACGGCCGCGCTCGGGTCGTCGTTCTTCCAAGTGCTGATGACGAAGTACACGGTGCCCGAGGAGGTGTTCGGCCCGTACTCGCTCGCAGGGTTGGAGCGCGACGAGTACCGCCGCGTGACCGCCGGCTACCTCCCGACCGTCGAGGTCGGCTTCCTCGACGAAGTGTTCAAGGCGAACAGCAGCATCCTGAACGCGCTGTTGACGATCCTCAACGAAGGCGAGTTCGACAACGGCGGCACCCGGTCGAAGGTGCCCCTGAAGCTCTGCGTCGGCGCCTCCAACGAGTTCCCGGCCGACGACTCGCTCAACGCCCTGCGCGACCGGTTCCTTCTGTGCCACTGGGTGAGCCCGATCAAGAACCGCTCGGCGAAGCGGTCCCTGTTCTTCGGCGGCGGCAAGAAGGTGGCGGCGAAGCTCTCGCCCGCCGACGTCGCGGTCCTCCGCACCGCCTGCGACGCGGTGCAGGTTCCCGACGTCGTGCAGGACGCGATGATGGACCTCGCCGACGAACTCGAACGCGAGCACGGGATCACGGCGAGCGACCGACGCTGGCGGCAGGCGACGAGCCTCGTCCGCGCCTCGGCGGTGCTCGACGGCCGCGACATCGCCACGCCGCGCGACCTGTCGATCCTCGCGCACGTCCTCTGGCGCACCGTCGAGGAGCGGGCCACGGTCGGCGCGGTCGTCGCGCAGTTCGTCTCGCCGAAGCTCGGCGAAGCGATGAAGCTCTACGACGCCGCGGTCGAGATGGTCGGCAAGATCGACCGGAAGGCGACCGGGCAGCAGGCGACGGCGGCGCTCGGCAACGCGAACAGCGAACTCCAGAAGATCGCGAAGTCGATCCGGGCGCTCGGCACGAGCGACGCCGAGATCACCGAGTACGCCGACAAGGTCGCAGGGATGCAGCGGGAGGTCGGCCGCGAGGTCGCGAACCGCCTCGGCATCAGCCTGTAGCCGAGAACCTCGGTCGGGCCGGTTCGCGCGGCGGGTTGTTCTCCGGCCTGCGCGAACCGGCCCGACTCTTTTTTCGGGTTTCTTGACCGTAAGCGCCGCACGCTAACCGGCTATCGGTTACTACAGACGGGTAAGGAGCAAACGCCAATGACCACCCCGACCGACATCGCCGCCACGACCGAAGAACAGATCACCGACCTCGACTCGGCCGGCGGCAGCGCCCGCACGGTCCGCCCGGCCGGCGCGCCCCCGGCGCACGTCTACGACGTCCAGAAGTGGGAGCGCCACCTCTACGACGTCCGCAAGCCCGGCACGGCGCTCACGGGCGCGGTCGACGCGGTCGCCAAGGCGGTCTACGACGCGACCGTCAAGGTCGAGACGGAGCGCGCGGAGAAGGAGGGCCGGCTCGTCAAGGAGCCGACGTTCGCCGAGCAGACGGCGACGAACCGCGCGGCCGACACGTTCGTATCCGAACTGTTCAGCCGCCTGTACGGCAACCCCGGCAAGCTCGACCAGCCGACGGCCGACGCGCCGGGCTGGGTGCCGGCCGCCCACGGCGCGCTCGACAACCTGCAGGAGTTCTCCGACCTCCGCGCCGCCGTCACGGGCGACCCCGACTGCGCCGCGCTCGCCGCCGCCGACATGAGCGGCGAGATCGCCCCGCGGCTCCCCGCGATCATCGAGCAGCTTGCCGCCGAGCACAAGGCCGAGGAGGACGGCGCGCCCGCTCCGAACGGCAACGGGCCGTCTGGCGAGGACCGCCTCCGCGCCGCCCTCCGCGCCGCCTGCTCGAAGGCGGCCCGGCAGGACGCCGAGCGGAAGGACGGGCTCGCGGGCCTCGCCCCCGGCCTCGAATCGGCTCCGGCGACGAAGGATCACGGCGACCCCGCCCGGATGAAGCTCGCCGAGCGGCTGGTGAAGGACCGCAACCTGCGCGAGATTCTCCGTCGCGCCGGCCGGCTGGCCCGGATTCAGGACCGCAAGCGGATCGAGCGCCGCGACCCGAACGCCCGCAGCGAGGTCGTCGACATCGAGCGCGGCGGCGACCTCGGCCGGGCGATGCCCGCCCAACTGGCGCGGCTTCGCCACCCGATCCTCCGGCGCCTCGCCCTGAAGGACATCGCCGAGCGCAGCCTCCTGCAGTACCGGCTCGAAGGCACCGAGAAGCTCGGGCGCGGCCCGATGGTCGTCCTGCTCGACTGCTCCGGGTCGATGTCCGGCGACCCTCACAACTGGGCGCGCGCGGTTGGGATCGCCTGCATCGGCGTGGCGGCGAAGGACCGTCGCCCGGTGACGGTGGTCGACTTCGACACCCGCCCGCTGGCCGTCCGCCACGTCGACGCGAAGGGGAACGCGACCTCGATCCCGGTCGACCGCTACGGCAAGGGCGGCGCGCCGGTCAAGCTCGGCGGCGGCAAGGTCGCGGACGCGGCGCTCGACGTCGCCGGGTACGGCGTCCACGGCGGGACCGACTTCGGCCCGGTCCTCCGGCTCGCCCTCGACGGCCTGCCCAGCGGCATCGCCGACGAGCGCGCCGACCTCGTGTTCGTGACCGACGGGCAGGCCGGCTGCGACGACGCGACGATGCTCCGGCTCCTCGACTGCAAGAAGAAGGGCCTGCGGGTGTTCGGCCTCGCCCTGAATGGCGGGTCGGTCACGGGCGCGATGCGCGACATCTGCGACAAGGTGATCGACCTCGACCGGGTAGCCGGCGGCGCCCGCGACGACGCGGCGGCCGAGGTGCTGCCGGGGTAGCCCGGCCCGTGGCGGCCGGCGGCCGATGGTCGCCGGCCGAAACTTTTTTCGGGAATCTTCGCTCTGGACCCTACCGGGTAACCGTTAGCCGGCTATGTAGTGGGGGCGGGAAGGAACCCGCGCCCAACCCCGGACGACAAGATGAACGCCTCCCCGACCACGAACCCGACCGCCCTGATCAACGCCGCGATCGACCTCGGCCTCGACATCTGCGAGTGCCCGTTCGACTTCGGCTTCATCATCGTCACCGGACCAACCTCGGCGGTGGTCGAGTGGGTGAACGAGACGCCGTTCTCGCACGTCATGCCGAACGGCGCCGGCCGGTCCATCGCTCACCGCTCGGTGCGCGCGTGAGCCGCCCCGTCGACCTCGCCGCCCTCGTGGCCGGCCTCCCGTTCGCGGCCGTCGACCCGGCCGAGGTCGTGGTCCTGACCGCCTTCGCTCGGCGCGCGGACGACCCGTCCGTCGGCGCCGAACGTCGCCGGACGATCGCGGACCTGATCGTCGCCCGCTTGTGGCAAGACGTGGCCGTTCACGAGGTCTGCGACAACTGGATCAAGGCGAACGTGATCCGCGACGCGATCGACGCGATCGACGCGGCCGCAGCGTTCTCGCCCTGAGCGAACGGGCCGCCAGCCGAAGCGGTCGGCGGCCCGGCCCCGGTCGCCCGTTACCCTACGGGGGAACGGAGCGACCAATGGCGGACGACAGCGACATCAGGTGGACGATCAAGGACCCATGCGCCGAGCAGCGCGAGGTCGAGAACAAGGTGGCCGAACTGTTCCTGATGTGCGCCGGGGCGCCGCTTGCCGCGCGCGCCGCGGTGTTCGTCGAAGGGATCGAACTCGACGCGCCGTGCGTGTCCGAGGCGGCGTTCCTCCGTGTCGCCGACGTCGTGTTCCGGTCGTGCCGCGACTGGTCGGCCGGGTTCGAGATCAAGAAGGTGCCGCACTCGCTGTTCGTGATCGGGTGCGGGCCGAACAACGCGGCAGCGTTCCGGATCGTCGCCTTCGACCTCGAAGCGATGATGCGGGCGGCGCCGGGGCTCGGCCGGGCGCTCGACGCTCACCACGTCCTGATCACACACTCCGTGGTGCAAGCGATCGGGCCGGACGGGGAGGACGCGATGTCGCCGGCGAACCGCCTGCTCGTGCGTCAGGTCGCCGAGTCCGGCTACGACCTCGACTCCCTGCCGTGGGGCTACCGCCAGTGTCTCGTCGCCCGGATGTTCGACGGCCGGAACGGGCGCGAGCGGTCGTTCGCGTGGATGCAGCCCGTCGAGGGCGACGAGCCCCGCGCGGAGTTGCCGCCGTCCATGTTCGCGCCCTACCACATGGTCGACGCCGGGGTATCGGCTCCTCCGGTCCGCACGCCGGCCGAAGCGTGACGAGGGCCGCCGACCGTATGGGCCGCACGGCGACGATCGCGCGCGTCGTGGGCGCCTGCCGGGCGCTCGCGGACCTCGACGGCTGGCCGTTCGTGGGCGAGCAGATCGAGGCGGCAAGGGCGGCGCTTGCGGGAGCCGACGGGATCAGCGACGCCGAGATCGAGCGGCTCTGCGACATCGCCGAGCGGTGGTCGAGTCTCGACGCGCGGCTCCGGCGGTTCTACGGCGGGCACCTCCGGGCCGGCTGCGCGCCCGGTTGCCTCGGCCCGGAGGCGTCGATCGACCTCGCCGCCCGGCGCATCCTGCTCCGCGACCCCGCGCCCCTGCCGGGCTGGCGGTACGGCGTCCTGCGCTCGCTCTGGCTCGACACGTTCGGCGTCGAGCCCGCGATCGAACTCGTCCCGATTCAATCGAGGCCCCGATGATCCACCTACCCGTGCTCGACCACTACCGCGCCGTCAACCAGCCCGACGCGCCGTTCGTCCCTCGCCGCCCGGCGTCCTACGGGGTTGGGATCGACGACGTCCTCGTGACGGCTACGGCGTGGCGGGTCGACCCGCGAGGCGCGCTCGGCGAGTTGTACCGATCCGCGTTCGATGGGCGGTGCGAGCAAGCCTACGTCTCGATCACGCGGCCTGATTCGGTGAAGGGTTGGCACCTCCACTGCCTACCCGGCGGGCGGTGCGGGCAGGTCCACGCGCAGACCGACCGCTTCGTCCTGCTTCGCGGGCGTATCCGGCTCGGCCTCGTCGACCTGCGCGGCTACGACGGGCACGGCTCGGCGGCGAGCGGGAACGTCTGCCACCCATCGCGGTACTCGTCGGTGGCCGGCCTCCCGTCCGCCGAGATCGAACTCGACAGCGCGCTCGGGTGCCTCCGGGTCGACATCCCGCCCGGCGTCGCCCACGGCTGGATCGCACTCGGCAACGAGGACGCGCACGTCCTGAACCTCGTCTCGCGCGCCTACGACGGCACGCAGGAGCGCCGCTGCGACCCGCACGGGCCGGTCGCGCCCGGCTTGCCCGCGTGGGAGTGGCGCGCCCGTCGGGACGGTTGAAAAAAGCGAAAGAAAAACGCCTCGCGGGGTAGGCGTTATAACCGGGTATCGGTTACGGTACGGATACGCCCGCCGAGGCGCTAACCGACCGGAGATCAAAATGGACAACAAGACGACCGCCCGCCCCTCGAACCGCTCCCCGCTCACCGACGACCAGACGGCCGCCGCGTGGGCGTTCATCATCGATCACTACGCCGCGATCTCGAAACGCGCGTGGCGGCTCGCTGCCGCCGACAAGCGGTTGGATGGCGACGAGCTTCTCGCCGAGGCGGTCGTGTTCATCGTCCGGAACCACCGCTCGTTCGACGCGAGCCTGTCCCCGGCCGAACACTGGATTTACCTGCTCGTCCGCCGGGCGCGGCAGGACATGCTCGAAAAGCTGAACCGCCGCCGCGAGCGCGAGGTGCCGCTCGCCGCGTTCTCCAATCCGGAGATCGGAGCCATCGCCGAGTCGGACGCGCCGGTGCTGACCGACTCCGGCAGCGAGGCGCGGGCGACCGTGGCCCGCTCTCGGATCGCGCAGGCGCTCCGCGGCGCCGGCTTCGAGGCGCGCGCGTGCGCGCAGTCGATCCTCGACGAGCACTCCGACTCCGAGGCCCGCGACTTCCTCGGCCCCTCCCTTGCCGCCCGCCGCTCGCGCACCCTGCGCCAGTTGGCCGGGTAGCCAACCGCCACGAAAGGAAACACCGATGTCTCGAACCCAACTGAACCGAAGCCTCAACCTCTGCCCCGCGTTCGCCACCCTGCGGCGTCGTTGGATCGCGTCTGGACCTGACCGCACGAACCGCGACTTCGCCGAAATGCTGACCGCCCGGCTCGGCCGGACCGTCACGGCGCAGTCGTGCTCCGTGTGGGCGACCGGCTCGGACGCGAGCCACGCCTCGCCGCCGTGGGACGTCGTCGCCGCGCTCCTTCGGGAACTCGGGCTCGCGATCAAGTTCGACGCCGCCGGCGGCGCGGCCCTGCTGCCGGGGAACCCCGCGTGAGCGACCGGCGCTCGGTGACCGACGAACTCGCGACCTTGCTGAACACGAGCGTCGACAGCTTGCGCTACTCGACGTCGTCGGGTCTACCGGTGCCGCCCGAGTTCTTCGGGCAACCCGGCGCCAACGGGCGCGTCCCGACCGGCGCCCAGTGGACCTGCGAGTCCGAGGACCTTCGACGGCGCACGGCGGTCGAGGCCGCAAGGAAGGCGATCGCGAAGCCGACGCGCGGCGCGGTCCTCGAAACGGCGTTGCACGGGATCGCCAAGCGGGCTGCGGGCCGGGACGACCCGGCGGTCCGCCTTGCGGCGATCGAAGCCCTCGTCGGGGAAGCCCTACGCGTGTTCTCAGGCGAGGATCGAACCCCGGACGACCCGGAGGACGCCCGCGAGTCCCTCGACTGGCGGCGGGCCTGCGACGACGCGTATACGGACGGGATCACGGCGCGGAAGTGCGGGCTCGGCCCGGTCGACCACGGGCTCGCGCTCGACACGGAGCGGTCGCGTGCGCTCGCGCAGGCGTTCATGCTCGGCTGGTCGGTTGCCGACGAGGCGGCCGCGTTCGAGGATGTTGCCGAGGCGGCGAGGCTCGTCCTGCGCTTCGGCGACGCACCCTCACGAGACGCTCTCCGAGCGGCGCTCGCCGCGCTTCCACAACCCGAACCGACGAAGGACCGAACATGACCATCCTCCTCCTTTCCCTCTCCATCTCAACCGCCCACGCAGGCAAGCTCGCTGCAGGCTGGCGCGGTCGCCCGTTCGGTCCGTCCGACACGATCGCCACGGCGCCGGGCGATTCGTGCGCGCCGAGCCCGGAGGCCGGCGTCCGGTGGCGCTGCTCGGAGCTTGTCGGCGGCGCGCCGGTGATCGTGTCGTACATGGTCGAGGAGGACACGTTCGCGTCGGTCTTGATCTCGTGCGACGGCTTCTCGGCCTGCTCGGTCGTCGTCGAGACGCTCGGAGCGGCGTGGGGCCGCCCGTTCTCGACGGAGAGCTACGGGATGCTGCCGGACCGCTTCTGGCAAGACGGGGGCAGCATAGGCTCGTGGTCGTACAACGAGTTCTCGAAAGAGGGATACGCCGTTGCGGCCGACACCGGCCTGCTCGGAAAGGTGAAGGCGGCGAAGGCGGCGAGGGCGCGATCGGCGGCCGACGACCTGTAGCCGCCCGTTACCCCTACGCCAGTCCGGCAGTTGAGCCGGACTCCGGCCGCCCGACTCGGTGCAGGGAAGGGCTCCCCGGCAACTACTCAGGAGTCTCAATGGCAACGGCTGCCCGCCAGTCGCCCTAATGCCCACCCTCCCCGATGCCGATACCCCTCCCATGCGCTACCTTGGCCAGCCCGTCACCCTCGCCGATGCCGACCACACCGCCGCGGGGCAGGTGCTCCTCGTCGTGCTGCCGTGCGGGCTCGCGATGTGGGTGCCGGCGGGGGAGGTCACCGCCCCCCCGCCACCCTCGCGGCCCGGCGCTCTTTCGCCCACCGCGCCTGCGCCGCGTTGACGATGCCGCCCGCCATCGGCCGAAGGAACTGATCGCTAAGCGCCTCGGCGAAACCGCCCACCACGGGCAGAAGCTCGAACGCCAGTAGCCGGTCAAGCTCCGGTACGAGGAGGTCGATCGCCTGCTCGCGGTTGATCGCCTTGCGCCGCAGGGCCTCGATGGTGTCGGGGATGGTCACTTGGTCACCGTGGAGGCGATGCGGTGGGGAGGCTTGCCGGGCAGCGTGAGCCGCGGCGATCGCCACGACATCGGCCCCTGCTCCTCCGTGTAGAGCGAGAACGGTGGCTCGCCGAGCCCAGTGGCCCGCTCCTCGCGAAGCTCGCGCTTGCGGCGGTTCACGCCAGCACCTTGGCCCACGCCGAGGGAGTGACTCTCGCCCACCCGCGACCCTCGCGGAGCACTCCACCGCGACCGCGGATTGCCGCCTCTGTCGCCGGCCCCCACAGGCCATCCGGCACCGCCCCCACCGCGAGCTGGAGGAGGCGCACACGCTGGGCTTCGGCCGCCTGCACATGGGGGGCGTCAACGAGCCCCCTCCAGTCGCCGCCCCACTCCAGGCCGTGGGCCTTCGCGGCGGCTCCCCACCGCTGCCATGCACCATCGGCCGCGCTCGTGACGTACTTGCCGTCGCGGAGCACCGCCACGTCAGCGGCGAGGGCGGGGGCGAACTGGTGGAGGCTGTAGCGGTCCACACCATCGGCTCGCGACTTGCCACGGAGGTAGTAGCCCTGCTGGGTGGCAAGCGAGCGCACCGACTCCACGATCCGAATCGTATCGCCCTCGGCTGCGCTCGCTCGCCAGTCGGCCACCGCGGCCTCGACCCGCTCGCGAAGCCATGGGTGCATCTGGTCGAGGTGCTCGGTGTCGGTCATCCGACGAGTGTAGCACGGCGCCTTTCCACCGAGGTAGCCTCCAGCATGGCCACGCCCCCCCACCGCATCGAGGCGCCCGCGTGGCTGACGATCGCGGGCGAAGCGTGGGCACCGCTCCTCCGGCCGTCGCTCCTGTTGGTCGTGGGCGCTATCCTCGCCGCCGTCGTCCGCGACTACCTGTCTGACCGGCGACGCGAGCGCGAGCGCGAGGCCAAGGAGGCCGCTCGCCGACAGGATGTCGAGGCCGCGAACGCTGCGAGCCTCGCCGCGCTCGATGAGGCCGTGGCCGCCGTCGAGGCCCGACGCCACCGGGCGCCGAAGGTGCGCCAGCGACCTACCCGCGAGCCTCGGCGGAAGGGCGGCGGATAGCCGGCGACGCGGGCTTCGGGGATGGTGCCGGGGCACCGGGGGAGGAGCACCGGAGCCACACCGCCTCTGCCTTCGCGCGGGCGGCCTCGATCAAAGCCATCTCGGTCGCGTGGTCGGTCGTCATTCGGGCGACTCCTCGCCGGGCATCGTCGGCACCAGCGTATCCGCAGCGTGGGAGGCGTCACGGAATGCGGCGCTCGCATCCTGCCCTTTCGATTGGCCGTAAAGGTGCAGCACCACGCCACCCTGTACCACAATCGCGGCAATCAGCATGTAGACCAGGGCGTAGGGCGCGCCCGGTTTCGCGTTGGCGAGCGCGTCAACTCGTCGCACAAGCTCGCCCATGGTCGCCGTGCTCGTGCTGTGGTGGGCGGCGATCTGAGCGACCACCGTTTCCCCGCGGGCCTGCCCTTCCTGCCGCTGAGCCTCGCGAGCGCCCGCGCCGGCCGCCATCGCGCTCGCGAGGTCGCGCACCGCGTCGGCAATCTCGCGGAGGTCGTCTCTGGTCGCTGGCTCGGCCATAGGGGCAGCCTATCGTTTTTTGCGCTTCCCGTCTACCCCGCTGCGCCGCTGGCCCGCCACGAGGCTACCCAATCCACGGCCGATGCCTCCACAGCGGCTGCGTCCTGCGTCGTCATCGGCACCGCCAGCACCGTGGCGACCGACACCGCCCGGTCCTCGACCGTGATCCAACCGTTGGCCTGCACCGTCGCCGCGTGCCCGCCTACGTTGAGCGAGATCGTGCCGTTGCGCGCGACGTAGGCCGCGAGCCAAGCCGCGTCCGAGGCTGAGTAGCTGGGTTTGATCGTCTGGTTGGCCATGGCAGATCCTACAGAATGAAGGTGAGGGTGAGTCCAGCGGCGCCAGCGGAGCCAGCGGAGCCGCCGCCGGCACCGCTCCCCGCCGTGCCGCCGTTCGCGCGCACCGTCCACGATGGCGTTGGCGAGCTGGTAACGAGGATCGCAGCGCCGCCGCCTCCGCCGCCACCACCGCCGCCTGTGTGGCCACCCGCCGCCGTGGAGTTTCCGCCCACGCCACCGTTGGCCTCGATGTAGCCGGTGCCGGCAACCAGCCGCGCGAACACCACCGCGGCACGCGCACCGCCACCGCCACCGCCACCGCCGCCAGAGCCCCCGCCGGTCGTAAGCCCACCGCCACCGCCACCGGAGCCGGCGTGTGCGCCGACGAATGACGCGCTGTCGAGGTATCGGCACTTGCGAAACACCCAATCCAGGGACTGCGACCCGCCACGACTGGCGACCGGAGCGATCACAGATCCGCCATTCCCGCCCGCGTTGGCACCCGCCGCGCCACCGTTGCCACCAGCGCCACACGGCGACGGGTTGACGGTGCCGCCGTTGCCGCCGGCCCCCGATGTCGTTTGCCGCCCTGTACCGCCGCCCGTCGAAACGAAGTGAAAGGGTGCCGCAGCGGTCTGTTGGCCGCCCGCCGTTACCCCGCTCGCTGGCAGGCCGTTGGCCGAAACGAACGAGGTAGCATCGGCCCCGCTCAGCGTGCCGTTGACGTAGAGGCCATATGATTCGAGCGCGAGACGCACGCCGCTCCCCACCGTCACGTCGGTCGCGAAGACCTCGCGCGTAAAGGTGTAGACGCCGCCGCTTGGCGCCATGCCCAACACCGTGGCGGCGCCATCGAAGTTCAGCGAGCCGTCGCTGCCATCGCCGTAGAAGCCGAGCAGGTCGGCCCATGCCGGGTTTGCGCCGCTACCGCCCGTGCGGAGTCGCTGCCCCGCGGTGCCAGCGGCGAGGGCTACCCACGCCGAGGCGTTGCGGTACAGGACCGCGCCCTGCGTGGAACTCAACGCCTCCATCGCCGCCGCCAGGGTGGTGTCAGTCGGATTGCCCGAGCCATCGAACGAGGCGAGCCTCGAAGGCGTGCCGGTATGCCCGCTCACCGACCAGCCGAGCGAGGAGATCGAAGGGTGAGACGGCGTCGCCCACGACGGCGTCAGGCCGGCAGAGCCGAGGAACTGACCGACTGACCCGACGCCGAGGGTCGCAGCCGCGCCGGAGGCGGCGAACCACGGGATCGAGTACGCCGCGTCAGTGTGGCCGGAGCCGACCCAACGCAGGCCGGCAAGCGAGGAGTGCGTGCTCGCGCCGCCACCTCCGCCGCCCGCTGGCACGGACCACCCACCGCCCGCGTCGAGGAACTTCCCGGCCGGAGACGTTGGCGCCACCGGAACGAGCCCGCCGAGCCCTTGGCCGAGGATCGCTCGGACGCGGCGAATGAGCGGATCGGGCGGCATAGCCGCAGTCTACCCGCTTGCACTCAGGCCGGCACAACCCACGCGATCGAATAGAGCCACCCCTCGTCGCAGGAGCCGCGCCAGAACGACGATCCGGGCTCGACACGACGTAGGGTGATCGGTTCACAACGAGAGCCGTCGGCCGGACACGCGTCCCCCGAGACGATCGCAACGTCAGACCCGACGTCGACCTCGACGTCGAACCCGGACGGGCAAACGCCCTCGGCGACACCGAACACGACGCCCGCAGCGCGTCGATCGCCTCCGGTCGATTCGTCGACGGCGCAGGCGGCGAGGATGGCGAGGACGAGGTTCACGAGGTCGAGGTAACGTCCGTCACTGGCCTCCGCCCCCGCCACCGGAAGAACCGCCGCCGCCGACGGTCGAGCCGGAAAGGTTCGCCCACCAGACGCGGAAGCCGAGCGTGCTCACGCCGCGACGGAGCGACCGAGTCGTGATCGTGCCGACTACGCCGTCCCACCCGAGCGACGGGACGTAGAGCGCGACGTTCGTCCCCGGCCGCAGACGGAGGGCGAGCAGCGTCGTCACGTCGAACTCGACGTAATAGTTCGGGAGCGCCTCGTGGAACACGCGCCAGTCGACGACCATCTCGCAGTCGGCCTGCCGCGTGAGGAGGTCGCCGTCGGTCACGTCGGCGTCGCGCGTGTTGATCACGGCCGCCGAGCGCGAGCAGAGGATCGAGTTCGTCGCGTCCCTCGTCGCAACGAGCGTGTAGGTCTGCGCCGTCGAGTCGTAGCCGCCCCGGACGGTGAAGCGGTTGACGAGCGACGCTTTGTCGCTCTCCTGCACGGCGGAAACGCGGCGAAGCAGGGTCGCGCCCTCGACGAGAGCGGCCTGCGCCGGAGCCCGGCCGTCCGTGACGACCGGACCGTAGCGGCCATCGATCCACGCGAACGTGAGCATCGGGAACGACTTGGCGATCCGATCTTCGCAGAGCGAGAAGGCGTCGGCGCTCGACGCCTCGCCGCTGCCGTTGACGAGGAACGCGACCGGGAACGATCCGATCCGCGACTGGATGCCGCCGATCAGGTCGTAGTTGATCCGACGACGACCGAGCGTCGTGTACGCTTCGAGCAGGTAGGTCACGAGTTCGTGGAGGTAGCGCCCGCCGGTGCCGACGTTGGCGACGCTCGCCTGTACCGACTCGTCGGCGATCGTGGCCGAGCCCGTGAACGTGACGGCCCAATACGACTGCCCGCGCGTGTCGGACCGCTGCTCGATCGTGTGCCCATAGGTCGCGTCGGCGGCCGACTTCAGTTGCCCGTCGACGTAGATCGCGAACGATGCGGACGCGAGGCCGAGCGACGAGACGCAGATCAAGTGCTCCTGCCCGTTGACCTGCAGGCAATCGACCCGGTCCCACTGGTTGAACACGAGCGGGTATCGCTGGCCAACCGCCGTGTCGGACGCGGACGGGAAGCGGTCGAGGTCGACGACCGACCCAGTGACGAGGACGGCGGCGGTGCTCGACGGGTCGGAGACGCCGAACTCGACGGCCTCCTCCAGCGCGCCGAAGGTCACGCCGCCCGTGATGTCGCCGTCGAGGATCACGCGCCGCTCGATGTAGGGGCAGCCGTCGAACGCCATCGACACCTCGGCCTCGCCGGCAAGCATGAGGCCGGAGGCGAGCAGCGAGGCACACGAGACGACCTTGCCGGGAATCTTGATCGTCGCCGAACGCGCACCGGAGCCGCCTTGGCCCGGCTCGTAGCTGTCGGTCAACTCGAAGTCGGTCAGAAGGTAGGGCTGGTGCGCGACCCGAGCCCCGTCCGGCTCGACGAGGTCGATGCTCGACGTCGACGTCCGAAGCTCGAACGAGGCGAGTCGAGCGTGCAGCACGAACTCGACGCCGGCCCCGGTCATGTCCTCAGCCTCCAACGTCGCCCACGCGCCGGACACGCCGCCGACGCGCTGCGCCGACCGCCACTCCCGGATGTCGAGTTCGCGCGGGACGCCCACGGCTACAACTCCTCGGAGAACGACACGTCAGCGTCGCCGACCGAGTACCACGAGCCGTCGGCCGCCTGCCGGAACCCTGCGTTCTGGAACTCGAAGTCGCCGACGTAGCGGACGAGCGCGAGGTCGATCGGCGACACGCTCCGGTCCCACGTCATCGCGAACGGGCGAACCGACATCGAGGCGAACGCCCGGAGCACCTGCGAGAACGAGCGCCGGACCTTGATCGCGTCTCCGGCGACGCGCCCGCGCCACTCGCGGCGAGGAGGCGTCGCCTCGAATCCCCACCGAACGCCACCGATGCCGTCCGAGAGGTCGGTCCCGTTGACGACGGTTTCGGCGTGCTCCCAATCGACGGCGGCGCCGTCGAACCCGACGGTGATCCCCGCGACGATCGTTCCGATTTGGTAGTACCCCGACGCCGTCGTCTGCCCGCTCGTCTCGACGAGCATGTAGCGGTAGCGTTGCTGGACGTCGTGAAAGAGTCCGAAGCGGTCGCCGTGGATCACGACCGAGTTGCCGGTCTGCATGGCGACCGCTGTCCATCCCGCGTCACCGAAGAACAGCCGGTTGCCGACCTGATTCGCAATCGTGATCGAAGCCGAGGCCCACGGGCCGTTCGTCGCGTGCAGCCACTTCCCGACGTACTCGCCCTCGGCGAGCGTCGCCCCGGCCACGTCGACGTGCCGCATCGCGACGTCGACGGCGGAAACGGTCAGGCCGGAAACGAGGTCGGAATATGCCGTGTAGTTCGCCGACGGGGCAGACCACGAGTTGCCTGCGTTGTAGGCGATTCGGATCGAGCGCGTGTTCGTCCCGAACAACGCGACGGCGCCGTGATCGAACACGGAGCGGCCGACGTTCCGCGAGTCGAACACGATCTGGTTGCTCGCGAGCGACGTCGAACGCCACGTCGCCTGCGGCGATGGAAGGAACAGGTTGTCGACCTCGTTCCGGTGCCGGCTCTCGTTCTGCCATGTGTCGAACTCGAACCCGGCGCCGCCGGAGAACTGCGCCCATGTCCCCGCCGTCGTGTACCACGGGCGCGCGCTGACCGGCGCGCCGCGAAGGCTGTCCGGGTTCGCGAAGCCGGCTTGGTGCCAGTCGTGAAGGTGGTCGAACCCGAAGCGGCGCCATCGGGACGTCACGCCTGCGACGCCGACCGCCGCGGCGAGGTGCCCCCACTTCACGAGTTGCGCCGTTACGCCGGCGGCGGCGAGGTTCAGCGTTCCCGTTGCGGTCGACCATGCTGACCCCATCTGGTCGACGCGAGCGTAGGCGACCTCCGCCCACGTCGCCGAGTCATGGACGGTGATCGAAGCGCGGCCGATGTAGAAGTAGCTCGACAGCGAGAGCCCGGAGAGTGTCGCGATCGGGCTCCCGGCGCCGTTGTCGTAGACCGAGATCGTGTTCCCGTCGAGGTGCCGGACCGAGAAATCGACCGACACGCCGGCAGCCGTCCCGATGCCCTTGACCCGGACCGCGATTCGGTCGTTCGGCCCGGACGAGCCTGTCGCCGGGGTGCTGAGAACCCACTCTGCGACGAGGTTCTGCCCGTCGGCCCACCGGGCGCTCGAACCGGGCGCGTAAGTCGACTCAACCGCCCCGGCGACGGCGCCGCCGTTCGAGACGAGCCGCGTGTAGTTGCTCGCCCACGTCCTCGACGCGCCCGCCCCGGTCGAGCTTCGCCAGTCGGTCGAAGCCCAATCGGTGATGTCGCCGAGCATCGTGTCCCACACGCTTTGTGGTTCCGTCGCCGACCCGGTGATGTTTTCGTCCTCCCACGCAGACCGAGCGGTCCACTGCTGGACGTAGACCGCGCCGCCGTATTCCTCCTCCGCGCCCGACGTGTCGGGGTCGCAGCGGCCGAACATGAGCATCAAGCCGCCGTCGACTTCGCAGCTTGACATCGACCGCACCATCGACTTCGCGCTGTTGTAGGACGACGCGAGTTGGAAGAACCGCCAATCCGAGTTCGTCGTGTTCGCGGCGACGTTCCGGTCGGTGAACAGGCATCCGATCGCACGCTGGCCGCCGGCCGTCCCGTCCCACTCGGCGGTGTAGACGAACACATGCGTCGCGGTCTTGGCGGCGCAGACGCGCCAGACCTTGGCGTTCGTCGAGAACGCGGACCAGTTGCTCGGAATCGAAAAGTCCTCGTCGCGGGAGGCAAGCC